AACAGAGTCTTTTATAGGAGTTTTTCCTAATGCTTCACCAGTGCTTTTCTTGCCAAGCTTAGTAAAACTTCCAAAGAAGTTTGCTAAAATACCCTTGCCATCTTTATCTATAAGACCCTTAAATAATTGATTAGTAATACCCTCTGCAAGGCTATCGATAATAGATTCAGTAAATTTATTTAAAATAGTTTTCCCAAATTCTTTGAGATTACCTGTTTTAAGTGCTTGAGATAAACCTTGAGAGAATGTATTTACAAACTCTTTTGCTCTTCCTTCTGCATTTTCTTTTTCTGCTTTAGTTAGAGCATACGGGTCTACTTTTTTAGTAGTTCTTACTTTATTTCCACTTTTAAGGACTTCATTTAATTCTTTTTCTAAACGATTTCTTTCAGCTGTTTTATTACTAATTTCATCTGCAATTTCAGAAGACTTTCCGAAAACTGTTGTAAGTGTTGATATATCAGAAATATTATTTCCAATTTGCTCTTGAGTTACTTTAAATCTTCCATTTAAAATTGCTAGTCTATCATCAAGTTCTTTTATTCTTTGAGTAATTTCAACAGCATCAATATTAGCTCCAACAATTTTGAAACCATTACCAGAAGCATTTGTAGGTGTTAATCCTTCTCCATGAAAATTAAGAGTATCCTCGTTAATGGCTTTAATAAGCCCAGCATATTTTGCAGTTGATGCAGCATTAATTACAGACTCACCATTTGATAACATTGCAAAGATTTTATCGTCTTTTGGTCCACCTGGACCTGACACGAATCCACCGTTTGCAAATGCTCTACCAATTGGACCTTTTGGTTTGTCTTTCTCAGGTATATTTCTAAGCATATTATCAAAAGTCCAAATAGAACCTCCAATAAGACCCCCTAAAGAAGCTTTAATAGCAGTACCAACAACGCCACCTAAAAGTAATGATTTACCAACACCACTTGCAGCAGAGCCTAAACCTTGTAATACACCTTTAGGGTTTCTCCCGACAATAGATAAAAGAGCTTTACCAAGACCTTTCCCTATTCCAAGTATACCCCCTGCAGCGCCATAAGCGCCGCCAATAAGAGAACCGTATAAAGATCCTTCTGGGAAATAAGGCAAACCTTTTAGAAAGCTATCTCTAAACCAAGCTTGTTGACCTGGAGGATCCATACTAGCTAATTGTTGTTGAAGCGCTGTTGTATAAGGTTTCCAAGAGTCTACCTTCTTTTGACCAAAATAACCAATAAAGTCATTAGCAAAGTCTAATGTAGAAGAAATATAATTTGGCCAATCAGCAAAGGATTTTGGCCAAGAAGGGAAATCAAGCCCTACTTTTTCTCCAACCCAAGACAAAAGCCCCTTAATACCCCCTTGCGTTTTATAGGCAGAGTAACCTGTTGACATAAGCCCTCTTGCTGCTAAATAATCAACTAACCCTGATGGATTAGTAATTGGGTTTGCACCTGTAATACTTTCAACATCACTTAAAAGGCCAGTATCTGTAGAAATAATCTTACGATCTAAAAGAGGTGTCATTTCTGGAAATATAGAAGCGGATTGATCTTTGATAGTGTTAACATCTGTAAGAGATACATCTGCTAATATTTCACCAACAGTTTTATTTGAAGAACTTGCATAAATCCCTGAACCAATTGTTGCTGCTAAGTCTACAACACCATCTTTAAATCCAGGAAGTCTGTCTGCGTTAATGGCTGCAATAAGGTCTTTGTATTTAGCAGTAGATGCTGCATTGATTACAGATTCACCATTAGACAACATAGCAGGAATTTTATCATCACGAGGACCACCTGGGCCATAAATAAAACCACCTGTAGCTTGATTAATTGGATTAACTCCAGACATAGGCGGTATATTATTTAATGATCTTAAATACTCTCCTGTAGAGTCTAATGCAGATGTTAATTTTTCAGTCTTTTCAGTATTAAGCCGAGTTGATGCATTTAAGTCTAAAGTACTAGTTCCTAATTGTTTCATAGTACCATTTGATGCATCAAAGGTTCCATAAAGTTCTGTTAATATCCTAGTATTTTCGTCAATTAATAATTGACTATCACTATTAGATTTTGTATATAAACTTATTTGACCTTCTAGTCTTTCTACTTCTTTTTGAGCAAGAAGACGAGTACCTTCAGGTAGAGCTTCGTTAACTACTCTCTCTTTCATTCTATCAAGGCTCTTTTGAAGCCCTTCCATACGACTTAGATTTCTTTCAATTGCTTTTGTTTCAGACTGAACAATTGACAAACTTTTGTTGTACTGCTCTTCTGGTGTTTTAGCAAACAATAAATCAAATATGTATTTTACTTTATCGTATAGATAATCAGCAAAATCCGAAATACCAGCTCTGACTTCTGGGCTTAATAAACCACCAACAATACCACCAATAATAGCTCCCATAATTGTACCAACAATTGGTATCGCCGATCCAGCAGTCGCCCCAGTTACAGCGCCTCCAACAATGTCACCAATACCTTTTGAAATATCTTCATCTACTCCAAAAAGATCTAGCCCAAGATTTACAGCCTCTCCTGCAAATAATCCTCGTGCTAATCCTTTTAATGCTGCTTTTGCAACATTTTTAATAGTAGTTGTTAATGCTAATACAGCTGGGCTTCCTGGTTTTGAATCTATAGTGAAAATTTCTTTTAAGATAAATACCCCAAGACTTTTTAATACTTTAAATGGCATAGAAACACCAATAGCAAGTAGTCCAACTGAAAATGCTATAGCTCCTGCTAAGGCTTCAAGAAATTTACCTTGGAATTCTATACCAAGGATGCCTTCAACAAGCCCTGAACCAATTGCTTGGAATGATTTAAGTAGTTTATCTACAATTTTAATAGCAGCTTCTGTTCCTTGAGATTCCGCTTGACCTTCTAATTCTTTAGTATCTTGTCCAAGCAACTTTTTGCGAATATACTCAGACGCATTTTTAACAGAGTCTTCTAGTTTTTGAAATCCCTCATTAGTATCAGGTAGAAACTTAATTGCGGTAATAGCTAATGCAATAGGAAAACCTTTTTGAAATGCTTTTGTTAAAAAACTTACTAAAGCAATGCCAGAAGCAATTCCAAGAAGTCTAAAAGTAGTCATTAATACTGCTGCAGTTGTTTCAGGAAATATACCTGCTACTGCTGCCGCAATACCCCCTGCTGCTAAAGCAATTTTGTTTTCATCAACAAATTCACCAGCTTCGGTTAAAATGCCCTTTTTATTAATTGTATCAATTTGACCATTAATATCAAAAATTGTCTTTTCAACACCAAAGAATTCTTCTGTTACCCCGTCAAGAACTCCTTTAAGTTTTTGAGCTGCTTCTGGGCCAAAGGAGTTACCCCATGCGGTAGCAATACCATCTGAAACTGATCTGAATTTTTCTTCTGAATTAACAAAATCAGTTAAACTTGACTTCCAGTTATTGAAAGTAGTTGATGCTTTTTCAAAACCATTTGATAGACTTAAAGAACCATTTACAAGATCCCAAATTAAGCCTTTGGTTGTAGCAAATACACCATTTATAGTGCTAGGGTTTTCAGAATCATCTCCAAAAGCATTAATAATATTATTCTTAAATGCTATTACTTGATCAGAAACTTGATTAAACATAGCAACAAGTATTGCTGCCCAATCTAAAGCTTTTTGTTGAATTTTACCAAATAGATCAGTAAATTGACTTTGAGTATCCTCATTAGCACCAGTATTCAAACTTGCTACTGGAGATATAAAAGCAGCTTTTTGAATAAGGGACTGAGAAGTTGTCTTAGATTTATCTGCTGCCTTCTTTTGTTCTCCAAATAAGGTAGAGTAAAGATCCTGTATTTTAGCAATAAACCCAGATATACCTGCAGTAGCTCTTTCAAAAGTATTTGAAAGAAAATCTAAAGAAAATACACCTTTTAAGCTATTAAATTTTTCTTTAATTGCCTCAACAGATCCTTCACCTTTTCCTTCAAATAGCTTAGATATATTTGAAAAGAAAGTTCTAAGTGCCGCTTCTCCTTTCGCATAACTTGCTGCAATACTACTTAAAGAGAATATTTCTGCCATTTCAGTAAAAGTATTCTTTAAGCTTGCAATAACTTCATTGCTGTCAATAGCTGCTTGTATTTTAGCAAAACCATCTTTTAAAGATTTTATTGCAACATCTGCATCAAAATTACCTGAAAAGATATTACTAAAAGCTTTAGATATTGGAGAAACAATAGAGTTTACAAAGAATTTAAATTCTCCAATTGAAACTTTGGCAAGATATAAATACCAACTAATATTGTCGTTAAACCATTTTACTCTATCAATAATCTTTTCTAAAGCTCTGATAATGGTATTGTTTACACCAAATTCTCTTGAAACAATAGAGAAAGATTTCATAAGTTGGTTTCTTAATACAATAGATGTATTTTCAACTGTTTTATTAATTAGTCCAAATTCTTTTGCAATTTTTGGAGCTTCTTGAATAATCGCTTTTAAAATTGCTTGGGTCTCTAATTTACCATCTTCTGCAGCTTTTCTGAGTTTTCCGAAAGGAATCCCCATACCGTCAGCAATAGCTTGAGCAATTCTAGGGGTTTGTTCTAAAACAGAGTTAAGTTCTTGCCCTCTAAGCTGCCCTGAAGCAAGACCTTGCCCTAACTGAATAATAGCGGCTTGAGCAGACTGAGCAGAAGCGCCTGAAATAGAAATTGCTTGGTTAATTGTTTTAGTAACTTTTAAAAGCTCTTTAGAAGAAACCCCAGTGCCTTTTAATGCTAAACCAAAACGAGAAAAAGTTTCAGTAGAAGTGCTTAAACTAACTCTTGTAATAGAAGAAATTCTGCTTAACTCTGTCATCGTCCGACCAAGCTCTGCAGTTCTTCCTGTAACAAGCGCAATTCTGTTTTCTAAATTAGTCATATTATCGCCAGCAGCAATAATAGATTTAGAGAATTTATTTATAGCTGCAAAAGAGACAGCACCAATAACAATATTTTTAAATGCGTTAGAAACCGCATTAGCTGATTTTTCTAATCCAGCCACGGATCTTTCTAATTTAGCTAGATCACTTCTAGCTTGAGTACTATTTGAGCGTACTCTAATTTCTACACCACTCATGGTTCCTCCTTAATAAAATTGCCCCCTAACGATTTCTCGATACGAGAAGCCATCAGAGGGCATTATTTTTAATTAGGGGTTAAAATTCCTATTCTAGACAGTACTTGTTCGATAAAATACTTAGGTGCTTGTCTACTGTGTCCTTTGTTAAGAACACCAATATATTCAACTTCATTAATAATGGCACCAACATCATCACTGTTTGAGTTTAAATCATATTTTTCATTTCGCCAACCAGATCTAGCTTTACCCGTATCAACTGGGGTAACAACTTTAAGAGTTTCTGTTGCGTAGTCTATTCTTTCTATTATATCCATTTTCCCAAGTTTAATAACTTCTTTTTCAACTCTTTTCATTTCTTTTTTGAAGTCTACAATATCAAGACTTAATTTAGTCATTTGTACCCCCTAAAAGATTTGATATAGAAGAGCCATCTCCTGATTTTGCTTTAAGCAATTTTTCTAAGAATTTTCCTTTTGGAATTGCTCTGTCAGGTTTTTGGTTATCTATTTCTTGTTGTTTTAATAAATATAAAGTTGGAAATAGATTTTCGGCAGATTCTTTAACACCTTGTGCTCTTAATAGCATGTAGGCTCTCTGATCTTCTCTATATCCAATTGGTCTTTTTCTAAAATAATCACCCCATTTAAGAAGTTCATCATACGGCATTTCTTCAAGCATTTTATAGACAGGAAGACCTAAGTGAAATGCAATCTCATATAAATGTTCTTCCTCCTCGGTTAGTTTCCCGAAGCGGCGTCCGTAAGACCTGAAAACTTCATAATTTCTTCAGAAAGTGTGCTTAACTCTCCAATAGGGAAGGTTTTGAAATCCTCATCAGAAATTTCTTTTGCACCAATAACTGCCATTCGAATAAGATCTTGAATAAGTGTTAGTTGAGCAGAGTCATCTTTTGACTTTGACATTTTTGTAACAAGCTTTTGAACTTCAAACACTTCTGCAATAGATAGTTTTTGAATTTCTACTTCATCGTCCATAAATGGTACTTTTTTGGTAATAATTTTTCCTACTAGGTGTTTCATCTTAAAATATCCTTCTCTGTAAATAACTCTGGATTGTTAGCCTGAAAGTCATCAAGCATTTTGCGTACTTTGTGCAATGTGTCAAGGGTTTCCATAATTTGACGACCCATTGTTGAGTTATCATCAAAATCTTGAAAACGTTCAAATGACTTTCTAATACTAATATCAACACTACGTCTCATATGACGAAATGTTGTTCTCATTACAAATGTTTTACTAAATGGTTTATCCATAATACTCTTTCTCTTACTGTAAAAGAGGGGAGTAAAACCCCCCTCAATTAATCATTAGGCAGCTGCTCTTGTTACTGGTCCGAAGAAATCAGACTGAGTAGACAAGGTTACAGTTGCAGTAGTTGCGTCTGTCAATTGTGGATTAACCAAAATTGCTTCTACTTTACCTTTAAAGTAGAATTCTGTATTACCTGCAGCAATTGTTGAAGCAATAGATTCTGCTTGTGTCAAAGCAGCGTCTGACATTAAGAAGCGGAAGTATACTTGTTCACCTACTAGATCGTGAATTGTAGTCATATCGCTTGCAACATAGTTTACTGTAATCTCAAGAGTAGGCGCATCAGATTGACCTTGTACTTGAGAAGAAGTTGCTTGACCATAAACAGGAACGTTTACGATGTTTGCAGGAGTACCGATTGATGGAAATTCACGAACAGAAGGCATACGATCAATATCAGCTGAGTTTGCACTTGCAAACAAAGCAGCATAACCCGCTGCGTTTTCTGACGCTGGAGTGGTAGCACCACTGTAAATGTCTAGGTAAGAGTAAATACCCGCACCCAAAGATGAAATATGAGCCATTTTTATTCTCCGTATAATTTAAATGGTATAATATAGCTTGCACTATAAAGTGATTTATTAGATGGGTCTAGCCCTTCCACAGTCATATAAGATGTGCCAAGCTCTGTTCCATTAGTTAATTTTTTATTTTGCATTAATGAGTCAAGGATATCAGAAATTTCCATTAACCTTGATTGACCTTCACCAGCTTTAACAAACATTTTAACAGCTACTAATCCACTCAATAATTTTTGAGCGTCAAAAGCATGATTGCTACTTGTTGTCGGCATAACATTCAATCTACAAAATTCTGTTCCATCAGAAATTGTACCTTGATAGTTGTCTGGGTATATTGCTATACTTGCAGAAATCCAATCGTTTGTAGCAAAAAGAGATTCAATATCATTTAAAACATTATCGTACATTATGTTACCTCTTTTGTCAAAATTGCTTCAATAGTAAAACCATTATCGTTGAAGTCAACAATATTATAAATCTTACTAGAAACAGTTAAGGTATCATAAGCAGACAAATTAATGCCTGATTTCATTAAAGCAGTTACTGTAAAACCTTCACCAGATGGTTTTTGAGTAGACTGAATAATTACTTGTACAGTTTCAGTTTTAGTAGTACTAACTGTTGTTCTATTAGCAAAGTCATATGTTGACACTGCTTTAGAAGAAAGCGTTCCTGTTTTTACTAAATCATCAGCTTTGTCAAAAGCTTTGTTTACAGCTGCTGTTACTTTAGCAGCTAAAGACATTAGTTAGCCCTCCACCAGTTATTAGCTCCTTGCTTAACAAGATCTTTTAAAGGTCTTGTGATTAAAGCAGGGCTAATAGATATTTTAGTAACATCGTTATTACTATCACTAATACTAATATTACCGATAGAGATGTTTTCAAATACCTGAGTAGTTTGAGTTAATAAGTCTTCGTTGTTTATTAAGTGTAAAGCCTGTTCATAAACTGCAGTCTTAACTTTAGATGGAACCTCGTTAGTTGCAATAGTAATGTTCTGACCCATTCTAGAATCATAATACATTGCTTCTTTACGAGGCCATGCAAGAGCTTGTGAAGAGCTAACAGCAAAACCAATCCAAGGACGGTCATCAATTAATTGAGTTGCTGTAACTAGAGCTTGTTCTTTAACTTCATCTGAGCTAGAAGTCCATTCCGCAGAATCAATTCTAGTTTCAAAATAAGAATCAGCTTCAGCAATTGTTACATAACTATTAGTGTTTAATACTAAAGCCATTAGCTCCTCCTAGTTTATTATGCGTGGAAGATAGGTAGAATGCCCAAGTTTAGTGCATCCATCTTACGAGTCCAAGAAGCTGCTGCTTCAAAGTTAGCATTGGTTGCAAATGCATTAGTTGCACCTGCCCAATCGTAACCCATTGGGTGATTGATGAAGCCATAGCGATACCAAATGTTTGTAGAACCACCACCAGTATAAGCTGCCGCATTACGATCAACTTCTACAGGAGTAGAGATACCAACTGGAGCAACTGTGATAGAACCTGGTTTTACAACAAACGAACATTTAGTTGATTGTGCGTTCAAGTCACCAGAAGCTTCACCTGAAATGCGTTGGTTTGCACGAGTCATAACCAAACGGAATTTACCATCAAAAATGGTTGAGAATTCTAGGTTACCGTCTTGTACACGAGTTTGATCAACCAAGTTAGCTGCACGCATTTCTGCCATTACTTCAGGAGAAGTAACCAAGTACATATATTCTGGTTCATGATCTTTGAAGCCCATGCCAATAGCACGGAACAAACGCTCACCACGAGCAGCACCAATTGCAGACGAATCAAACAATTTACGCTCGTCGCTAGAGCCTGTAGCCGCTGTACCAAATGCACCTGCTGCGTTAATGTCAACAAACATACCTGTTGCTGATGCGTCTGCGTCTGTGTCGTAATCAGTGATACCACCGTTACCTGTACCACCTGCGTCGCCAAGAGCAACTTCAGATGCTGCAACACCTTTAAGAACAGCCATCAAAGCATTACCTTCGTCGTCACCACGTACTTGTGCAAAGTCACGAGCAATTTTTGCCAAACCGTCTTGTTTGGTTACAACTTCTTGCAAGTTAACTTGCTGTGCACCAAATGTACGAACAGTTTTGACGTAGTTAGCAATATCAGTTGTGATGTCTGTGTATGTACCATCAGTTGCAGTTGACAACGAAGGAACGTTGATGTTTGCAGACAGTGGTTTGTACCAACGGAACTGACCAACAAAAGATTCGCCATCAGCTGTAATATCGTTACGCTGACCAACAATACCTGTTGAATTCAATTTTTTTGCAGTTGTATATGCTTCATCAGAGTAAGCAGAGATAGCCAGAGCGACTGACTGAAAATCGGTATTTGTAATAGCCATTTTATATTTTCCTTATAACTATTTTAGTATGAGAATGAACCCAATTGTCCTTTAGCAGCAAGTGCTAGAACTTCTTCTTGACTCAGCTGAGACAACGATTTCTTTTCTGTTGTATTAGATTGACCAGAAGGGGTTGCTGTACCTGCTCCTGTGTTAGCTTTAACACGGAACAAGAATGAGTTATCTTCATTTTTAGAGTAAGCTACGATAAAATCTTGAATATTTGTGCCTGACTTGTGGACCCACAAACCATTCTCATTTTGAACAAGCTGCTCAACAATTTCACGACGAGCCATTTCACGGCTACGGTCATTGCGGAACTCTAGACCAACCAAAGCGTTATTAACAACATTATCACGAGCTAGTGCCGTGTTTTGTTCGTTAAGAACAGCCATTCGAGCTTCTGCTTCTGCAAGCTTCATTTCTAAAGCTTCTTTGATTTTTCCTTCGGCCTCAAGACGTTCAATCTGTTCTTTCTTACGAGCAGATTCAAGT